AAGACAAACTGCTCAAGGTGGAAGCGCTGTATTCGATATGCTCAGGGTTTAAAAACTAATAACAAATCTAAATGGATAAGTATTGTTTAGTCGTAGAAAAAAATAAAAAAGAATTACAACTCTGCATAAAGGCTAACGATAACAACCACGCTAAAGCACAAGCAGTAGACATTGCACGAGGACTGCAAGCAGATGCATTTACACTTGTCTATGGACAAATTGAATCTTGTGAGCTAAGCAAGTTTTTTAACAAATTAGCTTTTAGTAACTTTAGTCATACAGAATGCTTTACTTGGCAAGGAAAATACTGCAACAACACTCCAATAATATATGCGTTAGGGACAAAATATTACGTACGTCCTTTAATACTTTCGTACTTAGACATACCTAGAGATTCTTTTGTACTACCCAAATGCAAAAGAAAAAACTGCATAAACCCTTTTCACAATACTTACAAAAATATGAAAGCATCAAAGCTAACTAGCGCAGATAGGCAATTGGCGCTAGCCTTCGCAAGCCAAGGCGTCCCCGTACAGGAGATTGCTAAGGCCTTTAAAGTCCACCGCTCTTCGATTTACCGCTTGTTTAAAAAATGAACATTCTGCTCCTTGGCCTACGAGTCACAAATGAATCAATTGAACGAGAAGGCTCTTGTGAATTAAACGCCGAAGCTCTTCCTTCAACTGAGAGAAAAATCCCAACCAAAGTATTATTAAGTCAAAAATCTGATCATTATGTAGGTAAACTTTTGAGCAAACTCAAAGAGAAAGAAATCTTTCTTGCTATCGGACCCACAAAATCCGATCCCGATGGCCTGCTTAAAATGCAGCCAATGCTAGTTGTCAGTAATGACAACTGGAAAGACCTGCTGGCAATTAATTTATTTATTGCCACGGGTGGTTTGGGACCAAAAGCCGAAGAAAATCAGCTTGGTGACAATACAGTCACAAACAGATCTTTAGCTTGGCAGGACGAAAACCAAGAAACAAATTGGATGAAAATCTCTTGCTGGAATGAGTTATCAGCTCAGCTGGCAGATTTACCCGCAGGTACTCCAACGATTGCTGTTGGTCGGATAAGCACATCCGAAAAAGACGAACGGATTTTTCTAAACTATGGCGTGGATAAAATTCTTTATCTACCCCGCACACAAAAGGCCGCTCCCACGCGGGCTGCCGATCCTGAAAAGGGTCGTGTATCTCCTTCTGCTCTCGGTTCTCTCGACTTTTCTCTCTAACTAATCATGGTATTTATTGCAGGCAAATTTTCGGCTGATGAAATCCTTTGTCAGATTCCGCCACACACTTTACGCATTGATCTTCAGGCTCGTCGTTGGAAATCCGACAGTGATCCTGATGCGGCTATTGTTGACACGAACGACAATGGCATACCCATTGAGTTTGTCTTGCTTGGTTTTACACCCTATTTCGGCAACCTCGGGATGCGGTCGCACGAAGAGTTTATTCGGATTAGTTACATCGGTGTTTCCCCTAGCCATCGTTTACTGCCTCCACGGTGCGTCTGCACCAGCATTATTAGCGGCAAGTCCAGTCAAAAGAACTTTATCTCGTACTTCCAGACTCTGTATAACAACCGTATAAATGTAGGTGAAGTTATAACGAGCACGAAGTTTGTACAGAAGTCCTTTAACGAAAGGGATTCTTTTACAGGCGCTGATGGTCCGAAGATAAACTACAACGCATTAGAGTTCAAAGATCGCCCAACACAGACCGATGAGGAAAAAAAACTCATTCACGACGTCACGTCGTGGCTTGAGACTAGTGGAGGAGAGTTGGTATCAGCTGCACTTCGCTCTTCTATCCCCGGTTCTAATCTGGTCGAACTACCTCTGGGAGAAGACCATGCAGATATTAAGACTCTCTTTGCCGAAGCAAATCCAAAGAGATTAGAGGGTGCTTACGAACAACAGCAAGCGTCTCTGCCACCAGCAGCTGAGACTCCTAAAAAGAGCAAAGAAGAAACACCCGAGCCTGTTCCTAGTCCCAAACCATCAAAAGGTAAGGAGCTAAACGACGAACAAAAGGCTGCTCTCAAAGCTGCCGGTTTGGATTTCTAGCGTAAACTGTTTAAGGACATGGGGATGCGCCTTCGCAAGGGGGCGCTTTTTTTCTCATCTAAAAGAGTTATCGACGGTCTATGGCGTTTTACCACGTGCCAAAATTTGTTTTTGGTCCTGTAGCTGATTCCAAATTATGCTCTGGCACAATCCTGCTCCCCGCAGATTTTAACGGGCAGCTTTTAGAGCAAGTAAAAGAATCTGGTTTGACAGACATTGTTACAAACACATTGGAGAACAATATACAAGATAAAACCTGGTGGGAAACTCAGAGAGGGAAGGTCGACTGGGTCATCGCTGTAACCCAAGGATTAAAAGAGTACACTCCGTGGATTGTCGAATACGGTCTAGACGTTGCGACTCAAGGTGTTTGCATCCTTGATAGGATTACTTTTCTTGAGCCTGCACGGAATCGCGAAACGTTTCTTAAATCAGCATCCTTAGCAAATCTAAAGATTTTAAGTCCTAGACCAGCATTCCGTGCGGACGGTAAGCAACTAAAAGATTCAGTGACATCAGGGTGGTTCTTCTTCAAAAAACAAGAACAAAGATTTACAGGTACAATTATCGATTACGAAGTAAGCTGGCTCCGCCCCAGGACTCCCACCAATGAGTGACCAACTGCAAAAAGCAATAGAGCAGCTTGTAGCTCTACAAAAAGAACAAATTCTCAAGCTTGAAAAAATAGCAACAGTCTTAATCAGCACACAACTGCTTACAGAATGCGTCGACCACCAAGGTGACGCACGGACAGGGGAAGACTGTGCAACAATCACCCTCGACGGTTTTTCTGCGGCGCTCTGTCTTATGAGTGATTTGGACCAACGTAATCGAGATTACAAATATCAGGAGCAAGAGTTCTTTGTAGATGATGATGAGGACACTGATGAGAATGATGAAGATGACGAAGATGATAATGAAAAGAATACAGTCCTAAGTTCCTTCTAGACTTGTATAAGTTGGCACACACATCGTGACCCAAACACGGGTAACTCTAAACGGCTTAAGGCACTACGTTTGCAACGGCGTTCCTAAGCCACTCCCTTCCGTAACTTCCATTTTAAGTTCGGCGCAGACAGAAAAAACACGTCAAAAATTAGTACACTGGAACTTGATGAACCCTGGTGTTGCCGACCAGGCGGCTGAAAGAGGTAACTGGGTTCACAGCAGTGTTGAAAATTACTTAAAGGGCCTGCGTGTTGTCCCCCCAGAAAAGTACAAATTATTCTGGGATGACCTACCAGAGCTTGTAGACAAACTCATGCACGGTGGTCGAGTACTGTGGTCAGAAAAACCATTTAATCAACCTAAGTGGAGCAAATATGTTGGTGACGACGGGGTTGGGCGAATCCACTATTACGACCCAACCACGGGGCATGGTTACGCCGGTTGTTGTGATTTGATTTACATGAACGAAAACGCCGAAATAATCTTGGCTGACTTTAAAACCAGTAACGGGCCCTACGCTGCAAAATTCCCAAAGAAAGACCAAGTAATGAGCGACCAAACTAGAAAGGCTTTGATTTCCGGTGTATTTAAAGTAAAGAAAACAAGACTGCAGTTAGCTGCGTACAAAGCGGCAGCTGAAAGTTGTCTAGGTATTAAGATAAACAAAACCCAGATAATAGTGGCTACAGCAATAAAAGAATTCAGTACTCAGGTGTTCACATTTGGCGCCGAAGAAATTGAAAGGGATGAAGAAAGTTGGTTTGAAGTTGTGAAGCAATATTACGAAATGCAAACCACCACTACATGACCGATCAGCTAAATACTAGGCCGCAAGTTTACATAGTTTCTTTCGGGTCAAAAGCCCTTTTGCTATCAGACTAAGCTATCCAAGACACACCATGAAGTTCATTTGTTCTGTAAACGAAGAGGTCGCTAAACACGTCCACCCTAAAACTGGCAAGATACCCATAGGTGGTAACTTCGCAGCTTTTAATCTCAATTGGGATGCAAAGGAGTTATCAGCGCCTGAGTTAGCTGCTGAACTTGCTCAAGGATACGGGTTATGTGCTTGGCACTTACTCGAAGGAAAGAGGCAGTCCGAATCAACCGGTGTCATAAAAGCGGGCATGATAATTGTGGATATAGATAATCAAGAAGATCGAAAAGATTCCGACGGAAATAAAGTACAACGCCAGGAACTTACATTTGAGGAAGCACTTGAGTTAGATATTTGTAAAAAATATTTAACTTTAGCTTATTACTCACCGTCAACAACTTCAACATGGCCACGGTTTCGACTGGTGTTTGGCCTAGAAAAATCAATAATAGATCCCGGTTTTTACAAGTTTTTCACCCAAAAGATTTACGCTCAGATTCCTGGCTCAGACATCCGGGCCACGACAGTACCTAATCTTTTCTACGGTCCCCGCAAAGGGGAGAAAGTTTTCGAGCTGTCAAGTAACTACATTCCAGCGGCTAAACAAGACGAAGCCCATAAGATTTACTTGGCTCTACCAAAGGAAGAAGACACAAACGACAAAAGAGCAGAAGACATACTCAATACACTCACCACCAGTGAAGAAGGGCTCGATTTAAAAAAGCTCGTGGCTAACACAGTTCGTGCCGTCCTTGATGGAGAAGCTGTAGAGGACCGAAGCTCGACCATGGCTGCTGTCTTTAAAGAACTTATAGGTTGGAGCAATTGGTTAGAAACACATCAGATACCTGTATGCACATCACCGTTGACGATAGCTCACCAAGCGTTCTATAATATCTATGCTTATCCTCACGATCTGGACGGTAAATTTGACCGAATTCTGAACTCAATACGCGATACAGCTGCGATCCAACCAGCTATCGCTCTCGCTTCTGATCTAGGCTCGTTAGCCGTTTGGAAAAAAATTAAGAATAACAACCCGAAAATCTATGAACAAACCGTCCCACAAATCGTTCAAGAGCAACTTAAGCAGTTAAAGAAAGCACAAGTAAACGCTGTGCTCGATTTTTCTTCTTTTCTACTAGAAGCTTCAATTGACTCAAAAGACACAGCAGAGCTCACAACAAACACACAACAAAATCAAATGAACGTTCCCTCTACACCCACGCAGTTAATCAATCTGCAGAACGCAGGTAATAGTCAGAACAGGCAGTTCTCAGAGAATGATGTCGCGGATATCATTGTTACTAATCAAGGCGACGATTTTCTATACGACAGTAGCCTTGACCAGTTTTACCACTACGATTTTGATTACGATCTGTGGTATCAACAGGACGAGCAGCACATCAAGCGCCGGATTGTAAAAGCTCTAGATTCGTTTGTACTTGCAGGTGTACTACCTAAATACACTTCGGCAACTATAAACAGTGTCTACTTAATCTTAAAAGCAAAGCTACTACGCTCCGATGACGGTGGCCGGAAAAGTATATGGAGTAAATCCAGAGGTCTTATTGCATTTCAAAACGGAGTACTCGACACCCGCACATTTGAGTTTCTTGAAGGTAAACACAAGAATTTATTCCTAAGGCACAAACTGCAATATGCCTATAACGGTAAGGCTCAATGCCCGGAGTTTAA